CTCGGGCGGCCAGAGGTGCAGCTTCACGCCCAGGGGCTCGAGCTTGTCGGTGCCCCAGTCGTTGCCGCTCGGGTTCATGGCCTGCTCGCGCTCGTCGCGTAGTATGCGGCTGTCGATCTCGCGGATGATCGCCGGGTGCGGCGAGATGAGGTCGAACTTCGGCGACATGACCCGCTCTATGCTGCCCTCGAACTCTCTGAACAGTGGCACCATGTGCTTCAGCGGCCTCGGCACGTCCGGGATGTACGCCTCTGTCGCGTCGTGCATGAGTATGGTCCGCAGCAGCCGGCGGTCGGGCACGATGTTACGGCGCGCCCACCTCATTAGCAGGCAGCTGTGCTCTGCCACCGAGTAGAACGTGTGTGTGTGTCCGGCGTAGCGCGCGGTCTTTCCCAGCGACGCGGCTATGTCCGACAGGTGGATCATGTCCGCTGTGGGGCTCCTGTAGAAGAACCGCTCGCCGGAGTGCAGCTCTATCCAGCCGTCCTCGACGGTGTACAGCTCGTGCTCCTGTGTATCAAGGCTTAGCACGCGCCGCCTCAGCTCCTGCCACTCGAGCCGCGTACTCAGCGGCCCGGCGTGGCAGCTGAAGTCGTCGCCCTCGAGGTCGGCTATCAGCTTCGCCGACTTGTCGGCCTGTACATTTCGCATCAGTCTTGGCCCCCTCTGGAGGGCACACGGCGACAGCCGTCGCCCAGGTTGTACGTGGAGCGGTCCTCCGTGGAGCCGCCCCAGGCGTCCCAGTATTCCGTGTCCTTGGCGAGCACGCGCTTGACGGCGGCGGTGAACCCGTCGCAGCACAGGCCCGTGGCGCGGTTCAGCGGCGTGTGGCAGTTCCTAGCCGCGCCGCACTCTACGCAGAGCTCGTTCGTCCTCCGTGTCATGCCTTTCGGTACCTCACTCCGCGCCAGCCCACTGCGACGAGCGGCGCGTCAGGGCACCAGAGCGGGGGTCGAGCCATCTCCAGCTCGAACTCCCTCAGGTCGCCGGCGCCCACGTCGACCTCGCCTATGGTCTCATCATGCACCGACAGCAGCATGTCGTAAACGCCGCCGGCGTCGATCCGCACCATCGCCTCCGCGAGCTGGTCCCTGGCCACGGCCTGCGTGATGTTCTCCACCAGCTTGCCGCCGTAGGTCTCCTGCAGGCCCCACTTCTTGCCCATGCCCTCGAACCGCAGGACCGTCTGCTCACGCATCTTTGGCGGCTCGTCGACGAGCTTCCACCGGTTCTCCTTGCATATCGCGCGGGCCCGGAACGCGGCCCGCCTCAGAGCGCCGCCCTCGCCTCCTCGTAGGTCCTGGTTCAGGGACAGGTCAGACTCGCGACCGGGCTTCAGCACCTTGAACCTGAAGTTCAGCATGCGCGACAGCCTCGGCTTGTAGTACGACAGCAGTCGACCGGACGGGAGCTTGCAGTGCAGGAACCGACCGCGCACGGCCCAGCTGACGCGGCCGCACGGGAACACCCTGCCGGGGTGCGCGACCGCCGCCTTCGCCGCCGCCTCCTGCTCGCCCCACATCCGCTGCACGGGCTCGTGCACGTCGCGGTAGGTGTATATGGCGCGCCTGCAGATGTCCATGGGGAGGTCGACGTCGTACTTCAGGCAGGTCTCGTGGAACTTGTCGGGCCCCATGCCGAAGCCGGAGCCCAGGATAGCCTGCTTGCCGGCGAAGCGCTCGAGGGGGTGGTCGTCCTTGTTTATCGGGTAGCCGAATATCTGCTCACCCATGACGCAGTAGACCCCCGGGCCCTCCTTGGCGTCCGAGAGCCTGAAGTCGTTCAGCCCGGCCTCGTCGCCGGCGAGCCAGAACACGTCGCGGGCCTCGACGGCCGCGTAGTCCGCTACGATGAGCTCGCGGCCCTCCCGCGCGGTCAGGGCGCCCCGTATCGAGTGCGACAGGTGCTCCATTACCGGGCCGAAGAGGAACTCGATCGCCCACCTGTCGCCGGAGGATATGACCTCGCAGGCGACGTCTATGTCCTTGATGCCGCCGCGGGGGAAGTTGTGCGGCTGCACGCCGGAACCTGCCCAGCGCCCGGTGGAGGCCCCGCAGTATATCAGCAGGTCGCGCAGGAGGCCGTCGTCGCAAAGCCTCTGCAGCATGGAGTGGTACTTCTTGATGGAGGTCTTGTTGACCTCTAGGCTCATGCGTAGGACCCTCTCGATCTCTCGCGACATGACCTCGCTGTCGAGGACGCGCTCTATGGTCTTGCCGGTCGTGCCCGGCAGCTCTACGCCCTGTGCGTTCACCCACTTCTTGAGCGACGGCCGACTGGTGCCCTTCTTCACCGCGCCGCCGGTCAGTTCGCAGATGTCGGCGTTCAGACGGATCACCTCTGCGTCCGCCAGGTCGATCGCCCGGCCCACCATCTCGCGGTCGCAGCGCACGCCGCGGCGGTTCATGCGCTGGTCGAGCAGCCAGACCTGGCGCTCGAAGTCTGACAGGGGCCTCATCTGCCTAGAGCATGCGTGCTCGGTGCGGACGTCCTGGATGTTGTACCTCCAGGCGCGACGTATGTCCCTTGGGTCCTCCCACCACTGTCGGTCGGGGTTGTCCGCGGTAGGCCTCGCCGGCCTCGCGAGCTTGAGCATGACCCGGTGGCCGTCCATGTCCTTCTGCTCGGGCACCTGGAGGACCTGTGCCAGGACCTCCAGCTTTCTGGGGAGTGCGAAGGAGGCGGCCTTGGCCGCGCTGCAGTGCCACTGCTCCGGCCTCGGGAGCGGTAGCCAGGGGAGCATGCGCAGCCAGACCTGCTCCCACATCATCCGCTCGAAGAAGGCGTTGTGGGCCTCTATGGGCTCGCCGTCCCTGACGCGTCGCACGAGCTCGTCGAGCACGTCGTCGTCCGACTGCGGCACGGGCTCCCACTCGCCCTGGCCGGTCGTCCCTATATGCCAGTGACCGGCCTGGGGGTCGTCGTCGAACAGCCACGCCGCGCACGTCACCTCCGTAGAGGGGTCCTCGGCGTACTTGTAGGCGCCGACCCTCGTGACGTTGCTGTGGGACCTGGCCTCGTAGTCGAAGGTGATTATAGCCTGCGCTCCAGCTCCAGCTCGATCTCCACGGCGAGGTCCTCTACCTCCACGAGCGTCCGCCTACCGTAGCGCCTCTTGACCCACCCGCACTCCCGCAGTATCTCGCGAAGTGCCGGCGTCTCCACGCGCTCCCAGACCCTCGTCCTACGCACAGTCGTCGCAGACGCCCGGCTCGTCCGACTCCTCGTCCCTGCCGCACCACCACCCGCAGGCGTCGCAGCAGAATACGAGCTCGTCGAGTGCGCGGCAGTCCTCGACGGTCACAGTCGCGAAGTCGGTGTCGTACCGCTCCAGCTGCTCCTCGAGCGACGTCGCCGTGCCCCTGAGGGTTTCCGCTATGTCGTCGATCTGCTCTTGAGTCAGCACGGCCGTCAGACGACCTGGCCGTGACCCGGCCCTCTGCGTGGCGTGTTGCGGCAGCAGACGGCCATGGCCAGGGTCTGCTCCGCGCTCAGGCGCTTCTTGCCGTCGAGTAGGCGGACCGCCCTGCCGTACAGCTTCCGCTGCCAGTTCGTCATGCCGCGGACGGCGGTCTCGAGCGGCGTGAACCGGCGCGGACGCTTCGGCGACACCTTGTTCTTCGTCAGCACCTCGACCTTGCGGCCCGGGGATTTGCGCCTGCGTCCCTTGGTCGGGTGCAGGAACGTGTCGCCGGCGATGGTCAGCTTCGACGTCGAGGGCCAGCCCATCATGGCCTGCAGCAGTAGGCGGTCGAGCGTCTTCTTCCGGGCCGGCGTACCGCTGTTGCGCGGTGCCGGCCACGGGTCGACCGGTCCCCGGTTCAGCAGGTGAGATAGGTCGAGCGCCATGTCACTTGCTCCCCTTTATACGCGCGACCGTCCGGCCGCTCGTGTCCCTGATCGCGAGGCCCCCACCCACCTCGCGCACTATCCGCGCGACCGTCCGGCCGCTCGTGTCGCGGATCACTGCGCCGGCCTCGACCTCCGCCGAACACGCCTTCTCCACCCACGTAGCGGTCGCCAGCAGCGCGAAGGCCACGAGGCCGACCGAGGCACCGGTCACTGTAATGCGTGTGAGAGCCCTCAGCATATGCGCACCTCCTCCTCGTCCTGAAAATAATGGCCTTGACCCATGTCAGGGCACTTGTGCGTCCGCTTGGAGACATCGATGAACGGCGTGTGCTCCTGCGCCTCGGGCACGTAGAGCCGCGGGAAGAGTTCCTTGAACCCGTTGTTCAGGCCGAGCTCGTTGCGCTTGATGAGGAAGCGTGCGAACTGCGACGGGCGGCACTCGATCATCACGCCCATGAGTGTGAGGCCCGACAGTCTAAGGTAGCCTGAGCGCGTCATGAACTGTGTGATCTCCAGGTCGAAGGCGTACGACAGCAGATCGCTGAACTTTGCCCTGTCCGAGTTGACGCGGTGCTCGCTCAGGAAGAACCTGACCCGGTCGTACGATTGCTTGCCCATATTCGTCCCCTCTTGCTCTGTTGTGCCTGGGTACACGCGGCACATCGCTATCGCCAGTGGCGTTCGACGCCAAGCCCTAACCAACCGATCTGCATACGCACGTCTCATGGGAGGAATAGTGTCGCGTCCCCGGGTCTGAGGGGACCACTGTTGCCCCTCAAAAGAAGAGGGGGACCCGGAGGCCCCCCCCAGTCTGCCCAGGTGCGTGGTGTGCTCAGCTCAGGAAGTCGTCGTCTCCGTCGGCCTCGGGGGCCGCGTCGGTCTCGGCCCATACATCGCTCTCGTCCTTGTCGAAGTCGTCGTCGGCGTCGACGCGGCCGCTGAAGGACTCGTCGTCGCCCAGCTTCTGCAGGTTCTGCAGGCCGAACGCGACGCCCTTGGACTTGTTGTCATAGCCGTAGGCCGTGAGCGTGGCCCGGGCCCAGCACCCGGGGTAGAAGTCCTCGTCCCGCAGGATGGGGTTGCGGTCCCGGTCGATCAGGCCTGGCTGACGCTTGGACGACGCGGCGGCGAATACGCAGCCCTCGCCGTAGCCGTCCAGGTCTGACTTCTCCTCGCCCTTGCGGATGCCTCGCTTGAAGCTCGAGCTCGCGGACATCTCCTTCAGGGACTTGCCGAACTTGGCCTGGCAGGCCTCGTCGAGCAGGCCCTGCATGGCCTTGAACTGCGCCCGCTCCTTGTCGGTCATCTTGGCGGGGTAGAACAGCATCGTGACGGTGTACTTCGGCTCGCCCTCGCCGTACTGGGACTTCTCGAAGATCGACGGGAAGCTGACCCGGAACGGTGGGGACGTAACCTTCTTACGCTCTGCCATGCCTCACTCCTTCGCGCTGCAAAGCCGGTCAAAACCGGCATGGCCGTATGTGCGGGCCGTCTGGAGCCGCCCGCGTCGCTCCGTTAGTATGATGCCGCGATGTTGTCCGATCGCGAGCCGCTGTTATCTGGACAGCTCGTCCTGCAGGAAGGACACGAGGTGGGGGTTGTCGCGGATCACCTGGCTGAGCCCGTTCGCCATGGAGTTGACCACGATCTCCTCAAGGTCGTCGTTGTCGTCGCCCTCGCCCTCCTCGGCCGCGCACTCCGTCCTTATCGCCTGAGTGTGCCAGACACCGTGCATGACCTCGTGCAGCACGGTCACGGCTAGCTGGTGCCCCTCCAGATGCCACTGCACGCCGACGAGGCTCTCGTCGCCGAAGTACTGGCCGCTGTTCGCACCGAGCTTGTCGGGGCCGTGCCGCTCCACGCGTACGGTCTGGTACCCAACGCGGACCGGGTCGATAACCTGCTTAGTCTTCAACGGCGTCCTCCTCGAAGTCCGATACGCAGCTAGGCGTGATCGCTGGCCGTGGGTCGTCCTCGTGGGCCATGGTCGGCCTACCCGGGAACGACTGGAACATCGCCGCGTCCCTGATGGCCCTCTTCAGCCCCCTGACGCCTATGGTCTCGACGGCGTGCGGGGACTTGAGCTTCGGCGCGCTGTACAGGTCGGCCTTGGCGATCTTCACTGGGCCGCCGAGCTTCTTGGCCATGGCGAGCAGTCGGCGGGTCAGCTTGGCCTCGTCCTTCTCGACCCAGTCGCGGGAGCCACGCCCCGCCACCAGCTTGTGCTGCGCGACGGCCTTGCCCGCCTCGAGCATCTGCTGGCCGCGCGCCGAGACGGCCCTGCACCAGGCGTCTACAGTGGGCACCCAGGTGAGCGCGCGCCCCAGGTCGGCGTCGTCCGGCGGCGCGAGCTCCTCGGGGTCGTCGTCGAAGTCGGCCCCGGTCTGCCTCATGACCTGGGCCCGCGCCTCCTCGCAGTCCGGGAGGGCGGCGCACCAGTCGCACCAGCTTCCGGCCGTCCTCGGGGCGTCCTCGTCCTCGGTCCTGACGGCGGCCGTGAGCAGCTCCCCCGCGAAGGCGTCGATCTCCGCCCGCGTGTACTCGACCTTCCGCACGAGCCCCTCGGTGTGCGGCGAGTTGGGCTGGACGATGACTATCCTGACGCGGTCGCAGTCGGGCCTCCTGTGGAGCGCGCCGACGGCGTACTTCTTGAGCTGGGGGTTGTCCCTGACCTCGACGTGCACTTGACCGTTCTTGTAGTCGATGACGACGAGCAGGCCGAACGGCTCGGCCTTGAGGTAGTCCGCGGTCCCGCCCATGTCCGGGTGGAGCCACGACATGTCCATGGTGACCTCTATCTCCTCGTCGTCTCCGGACAGCTCCTCGCGGACGCACTGTACGGTCCTCAGGTATAGGTCCACGCCCTCGACCATGTCCTGGTCGACCTCGAAGCTGAACTCCGGGGCCGCGCCCGACGGGACCTGGTGTGGCCAGCAGGCGTCGCCGTCCACTATGGATATGACGCGGCCCAGGTACTCGTAGGCGCTCTCAGCGCCGTTGGCGAGGCAGTGCGCAGCCAGGTGGTGCGCGGCGGTGCCGAGCGCGCCGTACACGTTCTGCGGGTCGCCGTGCAGCTCCTTCGCCTCGGCCTCGGCCCTGAGCGAGCCCGGGCAGTTCATCCAACGGTGGGCCGTGCTGGCGGCCAACCTCGCGTGCCACGCCATTCGTCAGTCCTCCCTTCTGCTCAGTTCCATCAGTCTTCGAGCCTCCTCGGGCGTCAGACCGCACTTCCGCGTCAGCCACTTGAACTCCTCCTCGTCCTCTGGCTCGTCGGTCGCCACGACAGCAAGTATGAGTGCGATCAGGGTCACGCCGGCGATGAACTCAGGGAGCCAGTACGTCATCCACATGGCCTCAACTCCACTCGCACCACCTCGAAGTCGGCGCCGTCTCTGTCCGTGTGCTCCACGTCACGCACGAGTTCGGGCTCGTCCATGAAGTGACTGGTCACGTACCTGACCGGGCCGCGCAGCCACCAGGTCAGCGCCACCCTAGCGGAGTTCGGCGTGCCGAACAGTCGGGGTGGCAGGAAGTCGTCGGGCTCCGCGTGGGTGAAGCCGCGTGTCTGCCTGCCCTGGAACAGCGGCAGGTAGGACCCGGTGCTGGCCTGCCTGATCGCCCAGAAGCTCATGACGGCAGCAGCTCGACCTTCCTCACAGACACCCGGCACACGCGGTCGTCCGCTTCCATCGCCGCGGCGTTCATCGCCGCCGCCCGCGGAGTCGCGTGGGGTTATGTTGACCTCCTCGCCGTCGCGCGCCTTGAACGCGACGACCCGGTTGTCCTCCTCGCACTCGTTGCACCGCGTAGGGTCGAACAGGCAACGGCCGTGGGGGCACGTAGGCCCGTCGAGCGACCTCACGGCTCAGAACCCCTCCCGCCTGGGCGCGCCGTGGCGCTCCATGCAGCCGACGCAGAGGGCGCCGACCTTGCGCACGAAGTGGAGGGCCTCCGTCTCGTCGCCGTGCGTCGTCAGCCTGCAGGCCTCGTCCGCGTACTGCCTTATGTAGAGGATGAACTCGTCCAGCGTGCGGTCGATCGCCGACCGGTCCCGCCCGGAGAACTTGTCGTCCTGGTAGTCGCGCTCGCTCTCGAGGGCATCGTACACGTCGCCGCGGCTCGTCAGCGCGACGCCCCCGGCGTGCCGCAGCACGATCGGCAGGTAGCGCTCCTCCCACCATTCCTCCTCGTATCGCTCGATAGAGGGATAGTCCTCCGTGTTCACCCGGCCGGCGCAGTATTCGAAGCGTGCCAGTATGCGCGCGCTCGCCTCGTTCCAAGATAGTTCCATGCTCATCCCTCCTTTGAGAAGAGGACCGCCTCCCCTCGGTTCGTGTTGACCGCAACGGTCACCGGCTCCAGGTGGTCCGGGTTGCAGCACGGCCTCGTCCTGCAGCCGTGGTCCAGGACCAGGCCCTCGGGTATGGGGCCGACTAGGACCTCGTACACCACCCTGTGCGCCATCGCCGCGCGGCACCACCAGACCTTGCCGTACCCGTTGCCGCTGTCCCACCCGCCGCCCCACAGCCAGCACCCACTCATGGGCTCGAAGTAGAGCTTGTCGAGTATCCTGGCCGGAAGGGCGTCGAGCGGACGCGTCAGTGCAGTGGTCCGCCGAGGCGGAGCCGCCGCCTCGCCTCAGTCACCACCGCCACCTGCCACAGGCAGTCCGACACGGGGTGGTGCGGTGTGAGGGTCAGGCAGTCGAAGTCGCTGTCCGACGGCACCCAGCTCTCCGGCATGCCCGCCTCCTCGCGGATCGTGCGGACGTCGCGGACCGAGTTGTAGGCCCACGGCATCTTTATGCCCAGTTGACGCGCCATGTCAGTCAGGATCACGCAGCCGAAGTCGGGCCCCTGGGCCCAGACGCGGCGCGCAGGCTTCAGGTACGCGGCCAGGTCCTGCAGCGCCTCCACTGGGTGGGACCGCCCGTCGCCCCTGAAGACCTCGGCGCGCGCGGCCTCGGACTGGTCCGCCCACCAGAGCAGGGTCGACTCGGAGACCGTGCGCCCGCGGTTCAGCTGCGACTGCAGCTTGAGGACGCGGTAGTACGGCCTCTTCGGCTGACCCCCGCGCGCGTCGAACAGCACGGCACCGATGGAGAGGATCACGGACGTGGGCTTGGTGTCCAGAGTCTCCAGGTCCACCATGGCGTCGTAGGGTGGGCCGGCGTCGGGCCTCGACATCACGACCGCCTCGTCGAGGTTCAGCGCGTTCACTTGGAGGCCGCCTCGATCGCGTCGAGCACGAGCTGGAAGTACTCCTCTTTAAGATCGCTCATGTTCTCGGCGCCGTCGCCCTGCTCCCTCAACAGCTGGACCGCGGAGTCGCGGCCCTCGATGGCCAGGAAGTCCTGGAGGGCCTTGCGGACCTCCTCCTTGGTCGGGCCCTTGACCTTCGCCGGCTTCTCGGCCTTCGCCGGCTTCTCGGCCTTCGCCGGCTTCGCGACCTCCGTGATCCTGCCGCTCACTGTCGTGATGCGGTCGAACGACGCGACGACCTTCTCGAGCGCGTCGGCGACGCGGCCGAGCTCATTCTCTACGGACATGCTGGGTGCTCCTCTCTGCGTTCGTGTGCCTGTGATCGTCGGCATTCATGACGCGCGGACCCCCAAGCGGTAAGCCCTCGTCTCCACGCGCTTGCTTCCGACGGTTCGCGGGCGCCGGGCCCGCGGCGCATCATGCCGACGAGACTCACAGTCAGGAGCGACGGATGGTCGGACCCTCCGGGATGGGCCTAGCGGCCCTGTCCCTAGCGCGCCGGGGCATGCACGTGTTCCCGATAAGGGGCGGGACCGTGGACAGGCACCGCGGCGGCTGGAAGGAGCTGGCGGCGTCCGAGCCCGGGGCCGTCGCGGCGCGCTGGCGGAGGTGGCCCGACGACAACGTGGGCGTCGCCTGCGGCCCGAGCGGCCTCCTCGTCCTGGACGTGGACGACAAGAGGGGCAAGGGCGGCTCGGCGTCGCTCGAGCTGCTGCAGCTCGAGCACGGCCCGCTCCCGCCGACGCTCACGGCGACGACGCCGTCGGGCGGCAGGCACCTATACTTCGCCGTGCCAGAGCCATCGGCCTCATCGGTCGAGCGGGTCGGCCGGGGCCTCGACGTCAGGTCCGGGGGCGGTTACGTCCTCGCCCCGCCGTCGCGGACCGCGGTCGGCGCCTACGCCTGGGACAGGGCCGGGCCGAACAAGCCCGCCGAGGCCCCGGCCTGGCTAGTCGAGCTGGCGGGCCGGCCGAACGTGAGGGCCGAGGGGGCTGAGGAGCCGGCGGCGGAACTGGACACCGAGGCCGCCCTGGCCAGGGTCGCGACGTTCCTGCGCGACGACGCGCCCCCGGCCGTGCAGGGGTCGGGCGGCAACAGCACGACCTACCAGACCGCGTGCGGCGCCCGCGACCTCGGCGCCTCCGAGGGGGAGTGCCTCCGCCTCATGCTGGAGCACTACAGCCAGAGGTGCGAGCCGCCATGGCCGGACGACGAGCTGGCCGAGGTGGTGGCGCACGCCTACGCCTACGCCGTGGGCCGGCCCGCGTCGGGGGACCCGCTCGCCGACTTCCCGGAGGACGAGGCCGAGAGCTCGGTGCCACCGACCCCGCGGCCGGCGGCGACACGGGGCGGCGTGTACGACGAGTTTGTCTGGGCCGCGATCCCGCAGTGGTTCGTCCGCCGCTCCGACGGAAGGAGGCTCTCGAGGCAGGCCATGGACAGCCTCATGGACTTCACCGTGGACAGGGGGCACTTCTCGGACAGCGTGTTCAAGAGCCGGACCGCGATGAGGAAGTTCGTCTCCCTGCAGTTCCGCCCCGGCGCCGACGAGTTCCTGGGGGAGGAGTACAACCTCTGGAAGGACACGGGTTGCGGACGCGGGGAAGGCGACGCCTCGTGGTTCGAGGAGCATGTACGCTGGATGTGCGGCGACGACGCCGGGCACGTGCTCGACTTCCTCGCGCACCTCGTGCAGGCGCGCGGGACGAAGCTGTCCTACGCGCTCCTCATACAGGGCGGGCAGGGCATAGGCAAGTCCCTCCTAGGCACGCTCATGCGTCGCGTCCTGGGGCCGACCAACGTCGAGTTCCCCACGAACGAGGAGCTGCACTCGAACTTCACCGAGTGGGCGCTCGGGCGCGAGCTCGTAGTCATACAGGAGCTCATGGCCGTCGGCCGCGTCCAGATGGCCAACAAGCTGAAGCCCCTCATCACCGAGGACTACGTGCGCGTGGAGGAGAAGCACAAGACCCCGTACACTGTAGAGAACCACATGAACTTCCTCGCGTTCACCAACCACGAGGACCCGATACCCCTGGAGCATGACGACCGCAGGTTCCTCGTGGTCATGTCCGGGGCGGAGCCGAGGGAGCAGGCGTACTACGACGACCTGTTCGGCCGCATCCTGTCCGGCACGGGCGCAGAGGACGCGGCGGGGTGGCTCGCACGGAGGGACCTGACGGGCTTCAACCCCAAGAGGAGGGCGCCGCGGACGGACGCCAAGGAGCGGATGCGGCGGTCGGGCCTGCACGAGGTCGAGGCCTGGCTGCTGGAGCGGCTGGAGGCCTCGGAGGCCCCCTTCGACTGTGACCTGGTCGTCCCACAGGACCTGGTCGACTGCCTACCGGACCGGCTACAGAGGGCCCCACGGCTATCCAATATAGCAGGGCGCTTCCTGAGGCAGGAGGCCGGCGGCGTCGACCTCGGGCAGCACCGACTGCCGAGCGGCGGCAGGAAGGTCCTGTGGTCCGTCCGCAGGCACGAGATGATGGCAGGGCTGAGCCCCAAGGAGCGGGCGGGACTGTACGACAGGACGAGGCTGGGGGCCGACTTTGGGGGTCCATACCATGCCCGTCTCGCCTCAGGCTTGACGGAGGACGGCGATGAAGATCAATAGTTTAGGTCATATGCCCAGACTTTGTCACGCCTCTGTCACGCCTTGTCACGCCTCAGGCGTGACAGAGAACTACGATGAAGATCAGTAGCTTAAGTATATTTGTCATACTGTCATACCTAAATCAACAAGTTATACGCATGCACATGCACGTCGCGCGCATGCACGTCACACGCAAGGTAAACTTCGGAACAGGCGTGACAGTGTGACAAACAGACCCAAGGCTTTGGTTGTATAACATAATCTCTGGCTAGCCGGTGCCGTGACAAAGCATTAAGACAAGCAAGTAAATCAGCCCAAGCCTTTGGTTGTATAACATAATCTCTGGCTAGCCGGTGCCGAGACAAGGAGGGGCTTATGAGACTGACATACGACCAGGAGCTGAGGCGGTTGAGGCGGGACGTCTCCAGGATGATGTCACGCCTGGGACCGGGCGACGAGGTCGCGCCGACAGCCCTCGAGGCTCGCATCCGGAACAGCAGACTTTTTTACGTGGCGGCGGCCCGGGCCCTGAAGGCCGCTGGGGCATCGAAGCGCAGGAGGAGGCGCGGACGGGGACACGAGACCGTCTGGAGGATGCCGTGCGAGGGGTGTCCCGGCTGTCCGGGGAGATGCCCGCTGTCTTAAATAATTTTTCGTCCCTGCGCCAATTTACTAACAAAAGCCTAACGGCTAATAAACACCTAATCCAGGGGGGGCTCATAAATAAACCCACCATTTTAGCTTACAGTCAGCCCTTTCCAGCACATAATACAATCATTGAATGGCTGCAGGGAGACGGGCGATGGCTAGAGTAGCACACAGGCACATCTGGAAGCCGAGCGCGATGGGTGGGACGCTCCTCACAACACTCTGTGGCCGCGTCGACAACTCAGGCGAAGACTACAATACAGCCGATGGCGACGCCGGGGTAACCTGCTCGTACTGCCGAGGTATCCTAGACGGGAAGAGGAGGAGCCCGCGGACGAGGTACCTCGACTATATCCCCCCCCAGACTGAAGGGCATGGCCTTCCCGCTAGAAGCCATTAACCATTAGGCTTTTGTTAGTAAATTGGCGCAGGGACGAAAAATTATTTAAGACAGCGGGCTTGACCAGTATTTCCCAGCGCATCCGCCGGATCGCGCGCCCGCGTGCGAGGCGGAGGGGTTACCCAGCGTCAACCCCGCGGCATGATTGCCGAGACGGACACGAGGAGTTACCGGGCATGGCTAGACGGACGGACCACAGACAGAAGCGGACGACGGAGTCGCTGCGGCGGCTGATCCTGGCGCTGGAGGACACCGCGAACATATCCGAGGCCGCGAGGCGCATAGGCGTGAGCCGCGACCTCGCGTACGGCTGGTACAACAAGTCCAGGGACGGAAAGCTGCAGGCGCCGAACGAGGTCGTGCTGGTCGAGGGCGAGGACCCCGTCCCCCTGCACAAGGCCTGGGACAGCGCGCTCGAGACGGCGACCGACGCGCTCGAGGCCGTGGCCGAGATGCTCGCCCGCGGCTACGACGAGCCCCTGGTCCACCAGGGGCACGTGACCATGAGGCTGGACGGCGAAACCATGGCCATGGTCCCAGAGACCATCAGGAAGTACGACACCCGCATGCTCGAGATACTCCTGAAGGCGCGCAGGCCCGAGAAGTTCCGCGAGCGCCACCAGGTCGACCACTCGGGCGGGGTCAAGGGCGGACTGCTCATCGTGCCCGGCGTCATGGACCCGGACGAGTGGGCGGAGATGGCGCGCAAGCAGCAGGCCAAGGCCCGCGGCGAGTGACGGACGCGGCGGCGTCCATAGAGGTACCGTACGACGACTTCTGGCTGCCCCAGGGCGGGAGCCAGGTCGTGTTCCTGAGGTGCCCGGTCTTCGAGACGCTCTACGAGGGCGAGCGCGGCGGCGGCAAGACCGACTGCCTCATCATGTCGTACACCCAGCACGTGAACACGGGCCTCGGCGCGGACTGGCGCGGCGTCATATTCCGGAAGACGTACAAGCAGCTCAGGGACGTGGTCTCGAAGACGCGCAAGTGGTTCAGGCTGATATACCCGCACGCCTCGTTCAACCAGCAGGAGATGACCTGGACCTGGCCCACCGGCGAGCAGCTGTTCCTGTCGTACATGCGCACCGAGGCCGACTACGACAACCACCACGGCCACGGATACGCGTTCGTCGGCTGGGAGGAGCTCACGGCCTGGGCGAACGACGTGATGTACAAGCGGATGTTCTCCTGCATAAGGTCCTCCAACCCCAGGGTCCCGCTCGGCGTGAGGGCAACGACGAACCCCTACGGCGTCGGCCACAACTGGGTGAAGGCGCGCTTCAGGCTCCCCCGCATGAGGGGCCTCGTGATACGGGGCGAGACGGACCCCGAGACCGGCGACGTGCTCCCCGACCGCGTCGCCATAAACTCGAAGCTCGTCGAGAACCAGCTCCTGCTGAGGGCGAACCCCAACTACCGGGGCCAGGTCCTGGCCGCGGCGAGGAACCCCAGCGAGCGACGGGCCTGGGCCTCGGGGGACTGGGACATAGTGGCCGGCGGCATGTTCGACGACATCTGGGACCCCAGGCGCCACGTCGTCCCGGACTTCCCGGCCTCCGCGATACCCGCGGGCTGGAGGGTGTACAGGTCGTACGACCACGGGTCGTCGCACCCCTTCTCCGTCGGCTGGCACCTCGTCTCCGACGGCGACCCGCTCGTCTGGGAGGACAGGCGCTACGGTGGCGTCAGGGGGGACGTCGTCCGCTTCGCCGAGTGGTACGGCTGGGACGGGAACAGGAACACCGGCCTCAGGATGCAGAGCTTCGACATAGGCAAGGGCATCCGACAGCGCGAGGAGGCCCTGGGCATACGGGCCCGCGTCAGGCCCGGCCCGGCGGACACGAACATATTCGACGACTACGAGCCGGGCCGGTCCGTGGCCGGGGACATGGCGAGGGCTGGGGTGAGGTTCACGCCGGCGGACAAGGCGCGCAAGCAGGGCTGGGAGCAGTGTCGCAAGGCCCTGGCCGGCTCCGTGCCCGTCGAGGGCGTGGGCCGCGAGGAGCCCGGCTACTACGTCTGCCGCCGGTGCGACCAGTTCATCGAGCTCATACCGTCGGCCCCCAGGTCGGACAAAGACCTGGACGACGTGGACACAGAGTGGGAGGACCACGTCGCGGACGAGTGGCGGTACTTCATGCGCCGCCGCGCACGCGAGGCCAGGGTCTCCACCGTCAAGGGTATGCACTGACCCGGCTGCGCGGTATACTGTCCGTGTGACCCAGCAGAGGAGGACCGCCGACATGAGACCCGCCCGCATCGCGATCTGGGGGTCGTACGCCCTCGCCATGGCACTCCCCCTTGTCTTTGCACTCGCCCTCTTCCTGGCGCTCGTCGAGCACGCCCGCTCTGCGGAGCCGGGCGACGAGCTCGTCGGCAGGGCCGTCGGCCTGGCCTCGTTCTGCGAGCTGACCGACGAGAACCTAGCCTCCATGAGGGAGATACACAGGACCGAGGACGCAGACGTCTACGTAGCACTGATGCGCGACCCGGCCAGCATGTGCTACAACGCGCGGATCGCCGGCGTCCAGTACCCTCCGGTCCGTATAGACGGCGTCCTCGAGAGGCCGCGCTTCGGCGACCGCTGCTACGTTTACTGGACATTCGCATACGGGTCCAAGCGCGGGTTCACGTGGGGCCAGATGCCCGACGGGGCCTGCGGACGGGGGGCCTGACGCCGTGGCGGTCACGTCGAAGCACCCGCAGTACGAGGACCGGGCCGAGGACTGGCAGCAGCTAGTAGACTGCTACCGCGGCGA